CGAAGCAAACCCTCAGCAAAAAGTGCAAGAACAACCCAACCAACACAAAAACTGATAATTGAAGCGTTACGATTATGCTGTCGTATGGCATCATCAATCATCTCCTTGACTTCTTCTTTAGTAATAGGAGTACCATTAGTCATCTGTGTCCTCGTTATACCAGAAGTCTTCCCAGTCTTCTGCGTCGCCTTCATAGATTGGACAAGGCTCTTCCATAAGTATTCGGTTTTTCATTTCCTTTGCTTTCTGTGAGAGTTGTTTGAGGTCCTCTTCGTCCATGAAGAAATTGTCGATGAAGTCTAAATCTTTAATACTCATTGAGCATACTCTTGTAGGATGTCGAGGATTTTGTTGAGAGTGTGATGGGCACCGTCGTGCCAGTCCCCATTCTTATCCCAGTAGGTCCCATTATACAGCTCTGTCTTCAATTTGTAAACCCTAGCCTCTAGATCAACCTTTCGCATGATGCTACGACCCATAGTATTACCAGTAAGTATAGTAATTATTTAACAAAAAAGCGACCCCTGAGGGTCGCTAGAAACGAGTAGTGTTAGGGGTTTCTCACATAAGAATCCTCCTGCAATATCTCTTGCAGCTGGTATTGTGTTGGATATCGCAATCAATTAAACATTCGTAGTAGTCATTAAGTTTCTGATTCTCGATGTCCATCTCATCGATCGTATCTTCAAAATGACGCCACTCGTCGAGTTGATTTCGCGAAGTTATGTTGTGCATAACTGACCTCCATATGTGACTCCATGATGTATGAAAAAACTTTCATTTCATGTCTCCACCTCTCATAATTCTATTACTACTTATAATTGTTTTGGTATCGTAATATACATTTGTTGCTTTTTTACAAAGCCTTTACACATAGACAAAAAAATACACCCAAGGGGTGGGTGTGGGAGGAGGGATTACATTTTACCCTCATGTTATGGGAATCGCTAGTGCGAAATTTTGGGCATAACAACAATGATTCCCTTGGTTGGGGTTCTCTAGGACGGACCTAGCAGCGAGCACCACCTCTAATCATTTACCTTACCCCGCCAAATTCCAACAGGGTTATTCGGTCACTCCCGTGTTGAGCGATCAACTCAACAAATATATTATGGCATAAAAAAAGAGGGGCGTCAAGCCCCTCCAAAAAGTATGTGAAATATAGATCACATAAGGTTAGTAACCTTAACACGTCTGTAGTAACGGTTAGCGTTAGCTGTAAGTGCGCCTTGACCTTGTGTAAGACCCTCAGCGAATGGGTTAGCGACCATTCCGTAACGAGTCTTGAATCCAATTTTAGGTTGGAAGGTGTCAGGACCCACAGCACGAACCATCTGGAGAGGCACATAAGGGCAGTAGAAGAGACCTGCGTCATAAGCACTGCTACCTTTGTAACCAGCCACATAGAAGTGAGCATCGGAAACGTTGGCAGAGTAAGGATCGACGTAGACCTTAATACGACCGTTAAGTGTACCAGCAAGAGTGCTGCTGTTGTCGTCGGGCAGCAAGTTGCTGTTACCAGACAGAGCAGGAGTGTAATCAAGCACACCAGCCATGGACAGAGCAGATGCCACATCAGCAGAGCAGATGAGGATGTTGCCCTTCCCGCGACGAGTTTCATGCCCGATAGCATTCATGTCTCTTTCGATTTGGAAGAGAAGACCTTTGAATTTCTCAACCGACCAGCGACCGTTGGAGTCAACGTCGAGGTCAAACACGCCTGCAGTTGCAGTGTTGTTTTGTGCACCAGGTCTAGCGATCTTGTAAACAGTTCTGACAACCTCACGGTTGATTTCAGCCAGCACTTCAGTGCTGAGGATGTTTGCAAGCTCAGACTCAGCGTCCAAACCATGCACTGCCTTGAGGTCTTGAGCAAGCTCCAAGCTGTATTCAGCTTTGAGGGCTCTTGACTTCGCAGTAACTGTAACCTTTTCAATCGAGAATCCCATCTCGTTGAAGTGGTTAGTAGCGCCATCGCCCAAGGCTTCTGCCTGAGCTGTAGTCATACCTTGACCACCGATGGTGTAGTTACCAGCAGCGTCAGCAAGCAGACCAGGATTGCTACCAGTCTGAGTGTTAGAGGCAAGACCGTTGGAGCTATTCTCAGAAGAATGCTCAGTGTCAACTTCGTTGAAGAAGGTCTCAACGCCGCTGTTAGCGATGTCTCTGTTAGTGCCCTTAGTGGAGCGCATTGCGAAGATCAGTCCAGTAGGACCAGTCATAGGCTGCACACCGCAGATGTCATAAGCAATAAGCTTAGGCATGGAGCGTCTGATCAGAGAGATCAGCACAGGGTCGAAACCTGCAACAGGACCTGTAGCAGTGCTGCTACCAGAGTATCCTGTTCCTCCCAAGGAGTTAGTAGGAGCAGCTTCTGTTACCAGACCGCGCTCTTCCTTGAGGAATTTTTCTTGGTTTTCCAGGAGGACAGAGGTAACCGCCTTTCTGTAGGTATCCTTAATAGGATCGAGCTCATTGTGCTCAAGAATGGGGTTCCACTTCTCTTGGAGTGCTTCAGCGTTAAACATTTTAGTACTCTTTATTTGAAAGTGAAAGGAAAATTATTTGCTCCAACGGGAGATCGCTTGGGCATATGCTGCCATTGCGTCGCCAGTAGGTGCGTTCTCGACTTCAACATCCTCAGTGACCGTAGTCGCTTCAGGTTTTGTAGAGAAATACGATTCACGGAGGGTAGAGACCTTCGCACGGAAAGACTCTTCATTTTCAAACTCAACAGCTTCCGCTAGGGAGACAAGCTTCTCGCGTTGCGAGAGCGAAAGTCCCTCAGCGATCTCTGTCACAATCCCATTCTTGATATAGGTGCCAACACTCTTAGAGAGCTCGACATTTTCTTCAATAGACTCGTTGAGTTTTGCTTCCATGGTATCAAGTTGTGCCTGAATTTCTTCAACGACATCAACTTTCTCTTCGGGGAGATCAATATAGTTCTCCACGAAAACTTGCTTGAGACCAGTCAACATGTTCTCAGCCATCTCGGTCTTAATACCGTTCTCAATGGCGAGCTCATTCTTGGACATCCATTGACCAACCGCATAAGTCAGATACTCATCGACTTTTTCTGCGAGGTCGGACTTAACAGTCTCAATTTCTTCTTCAAGGACTTTAGCGTAGTCCTCGTGCATACGCTCCAGCTCTTCGTTGATTCTGGAAACGACCGCTGCTTCAAAGATAGTCTTAGCTTTCTCTTTGAATTCCTCAGACAGTTCTTCACCTTCTGTGAGAGCAGCAACGTCGGCAGACAGATCAACTTCGATCACTGTCTCCTGTGCTTCTTCAGCGGGCTCTTCAGCAATCACGTCGCCTTCAGGCTCGTGACCAGCTTTCACATCACCCTTAGCAGCAAATTCTGCTTTAGCGCCAGAGGCATCAGAGGGCTTAGTTGTTGGAGCGGGGGCATTACCACCAGCAATAGTCTTATACTTATTGCTGTCATCAGTGGGTTTGCTGTTTTGGGGTGTTGGACCACCGAGGTCTTGCACACCAGCGAGACTACTACCGTCAGCGCCCAGTTTGGGCATTGGGTCAGCAGGTTTTGCGCCAGCGGTTACACTCGATTCATCCAGAGTTGTTTCAATCTCTTGTGACATTTTGTCTCCTGGGTACAAACGTGCGATATTTGCTATAGTTATTTATAGATTAAAGATTTTTGATGAAGGAGTGAAACGCGGAAAGTTTCATCTCATCCAACTGAGAGCGGTGTGCGTTATCAATTCTTTGCTTGATTTGCTCAATTCTTTGCTCTTGGATTGCGCCTCCAGCAAGAACCCACTCTTTTCCTTCCATAATGCCATTGACAAAAGCGTCAGGGGCGGAAGGATCTGCTACGATATCCGCAGCAGTTGCGAGCATAAAGTCATCAGCGACAACTTTAATACCACCTTCTTCCTTGATAGATCCGAGACCTCTGGAAGATACACCTAGTTTCACACCTTCATCGAGAAGGGACTTAGCGATGTTACCCATGGGGGTATCGAGAAGTCTTGCCTTACCTACGAAGTTATTACCCTCTCTTTGCAGAGAAGTAATCAGGTGGGACACTCTATCTAGGTTAATAGTAGGACCATCAGGATGACCCAACTCACCTAGTGCGCGACCCTTGGAAATGTATTGCTCGTTGTATTTAGCAACTTCACGCTGAAGAGTTTCTGCGCGATACAT